TGATCAATGGTTTTTATTAACAACTATGCTTAGCTTTATAAAACATTCAAAATATTCTACTAAAAGAAAAATAAGATTAATAAAATTATTTGATATTTTATATCTTGCATCAACTAAAGGAAGTTCAATAAAATTTTCCAAAATCATTGCAAATACTAAAAAATAACTGCTATAATATAAGAGTAGTTTACTTTATTCGCTATGTCTGCTTATTTATGTTCGGACGATACTCTTAATGCTCTATCAACTTTCTACTATATGAAAAGTGGTAAAACTGATGAAGAAAGAAAACTTAATGTTTTAAGAGCCATTAGATCAGTTGAAAAAAATCGTTGGTACGAAACTCAAGAAACAATGAAGTCGGTTTCAACAGATACTTTTGAAGATCGTATGAAGTTACACGCAAAATTTGATAACTTTTGTGATGGTCTTTATGAAATCTATTTCTTGCAATATTCTGATGGCGATTTTTTTAGAATGATCTTTGACATCTTATTAAGAGAAAACCAAAAATCTCTTATGGCAAGATACAACGATAAAGATTATGCCGAAAGACTTTCTTATAATCGCAGAATGTCCAACGTTGTTAATTATTGGGACGATCACAATCAATTAGGTTATTTAGTCGGAATTATCAACAATTATGATTATCAATCTTGTGAACATGATAATTATAAAGATTCTTTGGGTTATGCAATTCTTGATCAAATTAAAGAGTTACTTCTTAGAGAATTACAATTAGGTGAAATTTGGGATTTTGATGAGTCTAAATTTATTCAAGAAAATAAGTTATTTCAACCTATTTCTTAATTTCTTTTCACATAACTAGAGTTACGAGGTATTATTAATTTAATACCTCTTTTTTTATTGGCAATGGTCTCAAAAAATAGTATGGAGTCAATTAAAAATATCTATGGAAAACGTAACCCAAAAAGTCATATTGAACAGCGTTGCCAAAGACTCTACACAAAACAATTAGATGGATTATCTACAAGACAGTTAGTTTTACAACATGCTCAAAGAGAAAGTATCTCCGAAAAAACAGCATGGAGCGATTGGAAAACTGTAACCGAATGGAACTCGCAAGATTTAGAACGAGATAGAGTCGATATACTTTCTCGTTTGCATAGTATGAGACAAAGATTGTTTAATGCAGCTTTGAAAAAAGGACAATTACAGACAGCACATATGATTTTAGATTCGCTAGGTCGAGCAAACGGCGAAAGTCAGGAAGCGGTAAATGTAAATATGCCACCGAGTCTAAACATTCAAATCGAGAGCAAGGAATAACATTCAATTTTTGCATCTGGAAGAGCTTAACTCGTGTAATACAGGTGTACTATGGCAGTGTAACAAATGATACATTGACAAATCGACATGAGTTCGGCAGAGATCGAGCATTCAATTTTACATTCAATTTTGCCACCAGCTGAAAACGCATTCAATTTTTTGACATTCAATATTTTTACTTGACTTTTGCATTCAATTTTTGCTGACCTGAACCCACCCTGGCGTTTACCTAGCAGTTTACCTGGACATCTCTTGGTCTCGAACCTGGTCGCAGAAAAACATTCAATTTCGAGGGTACTAAGACATTCAACCTTTGGAACGGAGGGCTTACAAGCGATTCTGAAGGGAGCAAATCGCAAAAACCATTCAATTTTCAGCTGGTTCAGGTGTTTACCGGGTGTTTGCTAGGTGTCTCCAGGTAAAAAAAAGGAGGCCGAAGCCCCTAGGTTTATTGAATTTCAAGCTGACTATCAACCAGCTCCTTGGTTCGCCTATAAACCAAGTCGTAGTCTGCATAACCCTGGCAGTCCTCAAAATACATTGAGTCGAACTCCTGCCAAAAGTAGTCCCAGTAGTCAATACTGGGAACTCTTCGCCTAGTCATTGGGTCCACTCCGCATAGGGTGAACTGATGACCGCACCCTGGCTTTCGCCCTGGTCGGTCCAGGTTTGGTAGTAGCCAACCGTGTTACCGTTGAAATCTCTCAATGGGAGCTGGCATTCCTGGAGTTTATCCAGGTGTTCGAGCTGGTCGGCCAGGCCTCTCAGTATCCTGGCAACTTCCTGGCCTTCCTGGTCAAATGCCAGGTTATCAGAATTAATTTTGAGTTTTAACATAGCAATAAGAGTGAAAGAGGAGCCGAAGCTCCTCGTTGTTTACATGAAAGTAGAAATTTTAGTTGGAGTAAAATGGATATCTCTTTCGATTGTTAAGCCGAAAGGTCGAGTAATGGATTCCAGCTCAGTTATTGAGAAGTATCCAAGCTCTTTTTCTAATCCATCAACTAAGCCGAAACAAAGTTTTTCCTTTGGGTCGTACTCTGTCACATACCAAGTCCAGCTACCACATGGGTCGAAGAACTTGGCGTATGCTATTGCTTCGTCTCCTTTGCCGTCTTGAGCGTAAAGAGAAGGGAGCTTTTTTTCAAGCTCCTTAGTAATTAATTTCATGGTCTTGTTTCCTCCCAACTAATCGTTGAATAGTCGAAAGAGGGAGCTTTTTGATGGGCTCCCCAAGTACCAAGAAAGAATAACAGAATTGTCATAAAGCTTAGATAAGCAATTTGAAATTTCATAGCAGTTAAGAAATAAAAGAGGGGACTAAGCCCCTCGTGGTTAGTAAAAGCCAATACCGTTGGCGATCTCGTGAAGAAGTTGCTCGTAAGCCTTCTTCTCTATGAAAGGGTCAAGAGGATTCTCTTTATAGAGTTCCTCTTGAATCTCCTCGTATCGAGTCTCCTTCCATGAGTCCATATAAAGGTTACTCATAGTAACCCATGATCATATGCGACTTCGATCATGTGATCTTCGTAAGCATCTTCAGATCTAGTGCGAAGTTCGTCTTCGAGATCTTCGAGGGCTTGCTGATCGTTAGAGGGAATCCCTCTAGCTCTCGCTTCGTCGTCAACGAAGTGTTCCCACTCGTCGCCGTAGCAAATAGGAGGATTGAAAGAATGACCGCTATAAGTCATGCTTCGACCTCCTCGAACTTTTGAAGTAAGCTAATCAAGACTTTTGAAGTCTCTTCAAGCTGTTGCTTATCGTCCTTGCCGTACCACTTAAGGAAGTCTCTAATCTCATCATGGATAAGTTTAGTACCTGTTGCGGAAGGGAAATCAACGTCTAGAGAATCGCCATCAGCGAATTGGAAGCTGATAGAGTAGCTTGTGAAGCTGATAGAACGGACACCTGAAAAGGTGTAACGTGCAGTTGGTTTCATAGCTGAAAAATTAATTAAGTTTTCAAGGTTCGTAAGCTTTCGCCTACTCCTATATTATAGCAGATATCTGTTATATTACACCAGTAAACCCTCTATCTGTAACAAAACTTAACATAGGGGGCGTAGTTGTAAAAAAAATATTTTGTATCTTGTAGGCGGGGAACCTACTGATACAACACAGAATAAGTTGCTGTTATAGTAAAAGTGGTTATTATTTTTGTATGGCAGTAGCAGAAGCACTAAGTTTACGTTGGGCACAGGGAGAGGTGTTCAAAGCAGATGAAAGGTTTAGGGTGCTAGTAGCTGGAAGAAGATTTGGTAAAAGCTATTTAAGCTGTGTTGAATTATTGAAAGGTGCAATATCGAAACCAGGAGAGACATATTTTTATTGTGCACCTACCTATCGAATGGCGAAGGACATTGCATGGAAAACACTGAAGAAATTAGTGCCGAAGCAGTGGATCAAGTCCAAGAATGAGACAGATTTAAAGATTGAATTAGTAAATGAATCAACTATTGAGTTAAAGGGAACTGAAAACGCTATGGCATTGAGAGGTCGTAGTTTAAGTGGAGTAGTTCTCGATGAAGCTGCATTTATGGACAGAGAAGTATGGTCTGAAGTTATTAGACCTGCGTTAGCTGATAAACAGGGTTGGGCGTTATTCATCTCTACACCTGATGGTACGGCGAGTTGGTTTTACGATTTATGGTGTTATGTACCTGAAGATGAGAGTGGTGATTGGAAAAGATGGAGTTTTACCACGATTGAGGGGGGTAATGTTCCGAAAGAAGAAGTTGAAGCAGCTAGGGGTCAGCTGGATAATCGTACATTTCGACAGGAATTTGAAGCGAGCTTTGAAAATCTTACAGGATTGGTGGCGATTAGCTTTGATGATGAAAATATTTCGTCCGAAGTAGCTGATTTACATATGTTACCGCTATATATGGGGGTGGATTTCAACGTTGACCCGCTTTGTGGTATATGTGCGGTCAAAAGTAATGAAAATTTGTATGTTTTTGATGAAATTATCTTACGAGGAGGTGCTACTACATGGGATTTTGCTGAAGAAGTGGTAAATCGGTATGGAGTTGACCGAAGAATTATCACCTGTCCCGACCCTACGGGTGGTGCTCGCAAAACAAGTGGAGTTGGACTTACAGATCACACAATTTTACGGAGAAATGGATTTACTGTTTCTAGTCCCAAGGCTCCTTGGAAGATTCGAGACAAAATTACTGCTGTAAATACAGCATTATTTGATGCTGCGGGTGATCGAAGGACATTTATTCACCCAAGATGTAAAGAATTGATAAAATCGCTTAGAACTTTAACTTATGCACCAAATACGGGTATGCCAAATAAGAATTTAGGGGTTGACCACGCATTTGACGCTTTCGTTTAGAATATATTAAGATACCTAATTCTTACTATGTACCATTCTACGACTAAGAAAAAGAAGAAGAAAAAGAAAGGAGGTAAGAAGCGTAGTGAATGTTCCTGTAAATAAAGCTCTTTACGCTAGAGTAAAAGCCGAAGCCAAGCGTAAATTTAAGGTTTATCCTAGTGCTTATGCTAATGCGTGGCTTGTACGAGAGTACAAAAAACGTGGCGGTACTTACCGAGTGGAGAAAAAACGTGGCAAGAAGTAGCGGTGGTTTAACCCGTTGGTTCAAAGAAAATTGGGTTGATGTCAAAACAGGCAAACCTTGTGGCCGAAAAAAAGGTGAAAAACGAGGTTATCCGGCTTGTCGTCCCAAAAATCGTGTATCAAGTAAGACACCTAAGACAGTAGGGGAGATGTCAGCAGCCGAAAAAGCAAG